GTGCTAAATCGTGGTCAATATGAACGTGATCCGGAGGACTACTACCCGGATCAGTATCAATATCTGTATGATTAACCGTGGTTTGGCCAGTACCTTCAACGGTCGCTTCTTCAAAAATATTGCCGGGTCTTGCAGCCATGGTTGTCCTCGCTCTATATTACTATATATTTAGCCGAGGTTTTAGACCATTTGAATATTGCTGGTACTCGTAGTGTATTGTTTTGCGATATCTGATTCTGTTTTAGCAATACAACTTACTGTAGATGCTAAAACGTTAAATTTAGCATCTGGTGATACACTATACATATATGGTGCCAATCCTAGGCCTTGCTGTTGCATAACCAATACCATAGGTTTATGTAGTGTAAATTTTGTATCTGATTCATCTTCGAGACGAGCAACAATCTCTTCGCCTGAGCTTAGTTTTAGAGACACGGTGTCTCCGTTTTTGTATGGGGTTTCAATTAACATATTATAAAGTGTATCCTGTTCCGTTATATCCGGTGTTATCAATGTATTCTATCATTTGTTCGTAGCCGCCTACACTTGTTCCACTTATCTTAATTTGCGGGAATGTTCTTGCTGTAGGAAACTGTTCAAACAATTCTTCACGAGTAAAATCTGTGTCTAATGTATAGTACTCAAATTTTAGATTATACTTTTCACAAAATGCTTTTGCCTTTGTACAACTTGGACATGCTGGCTTGCCATAAATTTCAATCATAATGAAAAGCCTTTTAATGAGTCCTTGTCTACGTCTTGTTTGATGCCGCCAATGATATATGACTCTACTTCAGTCTCTTGTGGTGCAACTTGTAGCCCAGAGCTACTTAACCAATGTGTAGTCCATGGAAGCGGGTTAGTGTTTACTGGTTGATCAAATATTGCATTGAATCCC